TGTATATTCACCGTCTAACTTTTGTATCTTTTCTAAGTAATCTTTTTTATCTAAGTTTAATTTTTCTAACTGTTGTTCTTTTTGTGTCTTATCATCTGTATTTCTATTTTTTATTTCATTAAAATGTTTACTTTCTAATTCATACTTAGATTTTACTAGATCAGCATTGTGTTTAACTTCTATAATCTTTTTATTTAAAACAGATTGTTGATCTCTTAACATCCAATCCATATGTGAAAACACTTTTATATCAAGTATTTCTTCAACTGCTTCTTTTCTATAACGAGATTTCATTTTCATAAACGGCTCATAAGATGATGAACCTAATATTACTACTTGAATAAATGATCTATAACTTAATCTCATTATATTTCTTTCTAATATCTTTTGATAATCAATACTAGAAGCGTCTTGGTTTATTAATTGATCGTCTTCATATATTTCAAATATGTTAGGTTTAATACCTCTAATAACTTTATATTGTTTAGTACCTATTGAAAATTCTATTTCTACTAATGCTTCACCGTTGTTTATCGTATTAACCATTTGTTCTTTTTTTATTATTCTAAATGGTCTATTAAATAAAACAAAAGTCATGGCGTCTAGTAAAGTTGACTTGCCTGAACCGTTTGTGCCTATAACAAGTGTTGTGTTTGATTTATCTAAGTCAACTTCTATTGGTGTATTACCTGTTGATAGAAAATTTTTCCACTTAATTTTTTTAAATCTTATCATACTAAAAATAATCGTTGCCGTATATCTCTGAATTTAATGTTCTTAAATTACCTGATACACTAACTCTTGTAATATCAGATTTAAAAGGCGCTACTGTATGTTGTAGTAAAGCAGGGAACATCATAAACGCACCTTTTTTAGGATTTAAACCGTGAGCACAAGTAGTCCATTTAGGTCTAGTGGATTCTCCATGTAATACAGTTATAGCACCTGGACCTGCTACATCTGAGCCTTTGTAATCTTCTTGTTCTTTTTGTAACTCATCTGGCACATCTAGGTAATAAACAAAAGAATAATCACCTGCGTGTGTGTGAGGTGGATTAAAGTCACCTTTTTTCATAAAGTTTACCCATAAGTCCATTGCCTCTAGTTCTCTTTTTTTAACTTCTAATCCATGAAACTTACAATGTTCTTCTATATACAATTCTAATACCGGTGTTATCTCATTATAAAACCATTGTTGAATTTCTGTAGAATATGAAAACTGAAACTTTAGATGACCTGCTAATTTATGATTAGCTGTATCTTTACACTTACGTCCTTCTTCTAACATTCTGTCTGTTATATAATCAGGTATTGTTGTTAGTAAAACATATGGTCCCCAATTTATATGTCTATAATCTAATGATGATTTATCCAGCATAATGATCGTTTGCCTCAACGTATGTTTCTTTAATAAACTCTTTTAGTTTTTGTCTATCTAAATCTGTTTGTATTTGATCTACATAATTATTTAAAAATGTTATAGTATCTTCGCCTTGATCTAGTATATCTTCTCTAACACTAGACGCCATATCACTTTGTACATCTTCTATAACATTTACCTCATATACGTTTACTTTATTTTGTAATTTGTCTAATAGATCATTAAACATTTCTTCGTTTGTTCTATTAACAACAAAGATTTTTACTATCTTGTTTTCAAATTCTGATAAGTCTTTTGTAGAGTAATCTTCTTTAGTATCATTATAAAGAATCTTTTTAAACATTCTAAGAGGATTAGTTACTCTTGTAAGTTCTCTTGTTTCTGTATCAAAAATATGAAACCCTTTAGGATCTTTATAATCTGACCAAGTCATTTCATATTGAGAGCCAAGATAATAGATACGACCATCATCTGATTTTTTATGAAAGTGACCAGACATAACTTTTTCAAATCGTTTAAATTGTGTTGGTTCTAAACCATGTTCGTTAAATAACCCCTTTTGCATTTCAAAACCTTTTACTTCTAAATGCCCAAAACAAATATCTGCTGTTGAATTATCTATCGCATAAATTGAGTCTTCATAATTATCGTCACATATCCATGGCAAAAATAACATACGACAACCACCTAATTCTACTTCTTTAGGACCTGTATAGATAAATGGTTCGTGTACACCATCAAATGTTGAACACAACTCATCTACTGAATTTACTTTGTTTGTATTTTTAAAATAAGTATCGTGGTTACCTATTATTATATGGGTATCAATTTTCATTTCCCATAATTTTTTCCAAAACTTTTCTCTAAACACACTAGAAGTATGAAAGTTAATAAACTTTCTTCTATCAGTTACATCACCTAAGTGTATTAAGTTTGTAATATTGTTTTCTTTTAAGTATGGAAAAAATACTTCATCATAAAATTTAATTTGATAATCTCTAAAGGAGGGACTATCATTTCTCACACCAAAATGTGTATCATTCAATAGGGCTATTTTCATAATTATATAAAGAATTTAGATGACTTAACAGTTTTTTTCTTTCTTGGTTTCTTTTCTTTTTTAGGTTGTTCTTCCATTTTTAAATTCTTTTGTAAAAACTCTTTAAACTGATTAGTATATTCACCTTCTCTATCATGTGGTTGTAAAGCGTAATCATCTAAGTTATTATCCATAATAAGTCTATGTTTGATAGTAACTTGTTTCTTTTCTTTTTGGATTCTTCTTACAAAAGCATAGAATATGATTTGTGTAAAGTAAGCAAATGGATTCTTAGATTTTGCTGGATCAAAGTTATCTAGGTATTGTAAACAGTTTTCTATACCGTCACTAACCATGTCGTCTCTAAATGTATAATTAATAAAATTAGGTCTGTAAGATAAATGATTTGCTATCTTTAAAAAACAACTACCAATATAATCAGTCACAGGTGGTTTATCTTTTTTAGTTCTTAATGCTTTCTTTACTTCTTTTTTGTAGGCTGTCATAGCCTCTAAAAATAGTTTATTGTCTACATAATGCTCTTTAATTCTTTTTATCGTCATAGTAGTAATATAACACCTTTCACTTTAATTGTCAATGTTTTGGCATAATATTATCGTAATAAACCAGCATTGACTTTTAATAAATTTCATGTATAATGGGCGTGTAGCCGTTTATAGAGTATTGCTTAAAGCTAATGTATTGTTTTCTTTTCTTCAGCAAAGTCCTGAAACAACTCATTTATTTCTTCCTGTTCTTCATCACTAAATTTCTCTCTAGCATATTGTTTATTTGTCTCCCGAGTTGGCACTTTTAAATCACCATAATTATCTGCGATAAGATTATATGATTTTATCATTTCAGAGCCTGCGTTTGTTATAGTTATAATCTTATCTTTTGGGATAGTAACAACAATATCAGGAGTGTAGGCAGCCCATTTTATTAGTGCCACATAATCTTTAAATCCAGCTGGAGTTAATTGTGGTACATATTTAATTTGTAGAGGTTTAAACAATCTAATTAACGGAGATTTTTCTGGTAGTTGTTCTTTAGGAAAAGCACAAACAACGTCATCACCGTTTATAAGTTTAACTATCTTTATTTCTATGTTATTATTTTGAGCCATTTTTTATCTCTATGTTATGAATTTCATAATCAAAGTTTTCACCATTGTATATATTTATTCGTTCTCTAAAGTGTGCTAGAGTGTAATTCTCTTTATCATTGTAAGATAAATCGTCTGATATGTCGTATAATGTGGCGTTTAGGTTATTGTCTTTTAGTCGCAATCCTCTACCGATAGATTGTAAAACTCTTATAGGACTTTTACTAGGGCTACTAAAAATAATATTGTGTAGATTACGGATATTAATACCAGTGCTAAAGGTGCCGTAAGAAGCGATAATAATTGCGTTATCCGACTTCTCTGTAATGGCTCTAACTTGTTCTCGTTCATTTGCTTCTACTCCTCCATAGATGAAAAATATTTTACGGTCTCCTGCCTTTTCTTCGATTAACTTCTTTAGGATTTCGCCGTGTTTTTCAACATATTGAAATAGACAAAGTGAGTTGCCTCTTAATGATAAGCACAAATTCCGTATGTATTTATTCCTAGCAGTATTTGAAACAATATAATCCATTTCTTCCTGATATGTTTTATCTTTTAAAAAATGACGTGAAGTTTTATCATGTTGTAATACTAGACACATTATCTTTAATTCAGCTAGTTGTTTCTTTTCTTGTAATTCACTTGTAGATACAACTTTGTTAACTGTACCAAATAGACCCTCTAATACTAACTTATGTGTCTTAGTGCCATCAAGTGTACCTGTCAAACCTACTCTGTATTTACAAGTTTCTAGTTTAGTCATTATTTTTGATAGACTAACTGCCTTAAATAAGTGTGCTTCGTCACCTATGATCATGCCATACTGTTTAAACCATACTTTTGGCAACTTATAGATTGACTGCCATGTTGATATAATTACTCTTTTATTTGTGTCTTTATCATGTCCTTGATATATTCTATGTACGTTTCTGTCACTATTATAACCATAATCTTTAAAGTCTTTATATAACTGTTCTACTAGTGATGTTGTAGGTACTATTATTAATATCTTATCTTGTTTTGTATCTTTTAATCTTAATAAATTAAATATTAACATCAAATATATGATAAGTGATTTTCCTGAAGCAGTAGGTGAGACTAGTAAACAACGATTTTTTTCTATCGAGTGTTTAAATGCTTCTCTTTGATAATCTCTAACTTCATGTGGTAATTTAAGTGCTTTAATAAGATTGTCTAATTTACTTTCGTCTATAACAGTGTCTTTTATTTTTGTGCCATCAACTATTTGTACTTTATTTTCGTTACACCAATTTACTACATAGGGATATAAACCTGTGTATATTTGTCCAGTGGCATATGAAAACAATCTAATTTTGCCGTCCCATACTCTACTTCTATATTGAGGCATAAACTTAAACCCAGGCACCTCAAATGTAAAGTATTCGCCTAACTCTCTTCTAATATCAGCGTCCGCTTCTATTTTGAGATAGACTTCATTTGTTTTATCTATTATTAAGTATCTTGTTGTAGTCATTTTCACTTTTATTTAAAAATTTAATAATTTCATCTTCCTTAAATGTACCTTTGTCAGACCAAGTTTTTGACCTTACGTCTAACATTAACAAAGGTCTAGTATCATACCTATCTCTTTCCCAATTTTCAACACCTTCTTCAACATAATGTAAAAATACTTGTGATTGATAACCACTTGGTAAAGGATCACGCCAATGTTTTAATTTATCACCTCTATAA